AGTGTCTACCTGTTAGTGTAGCTATTTGTTTACGCAATTGAGTTAATTCGTTATCAAGTGTATCGAGTTTGTGACTGTTTGCATCAATTGCCATATCTTCGCCATTGTTTTCAATTTCTAATTGGTCGATGTCGGCTTCTTCTGCATCATTTTCTGCACCAAGTGTTTTAATATCGGCCATACTATGTTTGTTTGATCTACGTACTAATGTAGCCAATGCACTAAGATCATCGCCTTGGGCCTGTGGGTATTTTGCCTTTGCAATAGTTAGCATATTTTGTGTTTCTGGGTCAACTTGACTACGTTCAGTCAGTTGCTCGATATATTCACGTAATGTTTTCATTTTAGTATTCGCCGTCTTCTTCATCGCTAGCATTGTCTACTAATGTTTCACGCATTGAATATACTGAACCCATTTGATGGCTATCACTAATCCATGCTTGTAACCATGGGCGAGTGTATGCACGAACAACTCTACCTAACTGTTCAGAACGCTCAAGTTCTCTACAGATGTTACCAGCTTGTTCCAATGCTTCTTCGAGTTGATCTAATAACTCATTGAGATGATAGTTGTCATCTTCTTCGTTAAGTTGTAGATTAACTTCTTCTGGCGGTGCAGGAAGTTGTTCATCAGCTGGTACAGTAGGATTGTTGAAGTAATTACTACTTTCAACAATCATTGCATATTTTTTTAATAAATCTGAACTCATTTTAATAATCCTTTTAACAAGCTAGTGTATTTGCTCCAGCTAGTATCTTTTGTTTCAGCAACTGCCATCGGATTATCACCCGGCTGTGCAATTTTGTAAGCACGTTTAGTAGCATGTAAATCATTGCCACTCGGAATAGCTGCATCGATGCCAGCAGTTTGTTCACGTGGGCTGTTTACATATTCTGGATCACGTTCTTCGTCAACTGCATCAACTATTTCTACTTCTACTGGCTCAATGATACCTTGAGCAATAGCTGATTCAGCGTCCACCGGAATCATCTCAACATCACGTACATCTGACTTTGGATTTTGTACTGCAACCGTTGGTTGCATACCAGCTAGTTTACGGAATAGATTAAGTGCATCCTCTTCTCCGTTGGCAGTAATGTTAACATTAATATCTTCTTTAACTGTGTAACGTTTACCAGCAACTTCGAACTCTTTAGCACCGCTTGCTTTAGCAGCCGCTAATGCGCCTGAGAATTCATTGCCTTCTGCCATTTCAGCTTCATTAACAACACCTGCGGCAGCATAGAATTTATCATGGCTGAAGCGTGGATTTTGTTGTTTAAATATATCAGCGTGATGTTGTGCTAATTCTTTACGTTTAGCTTCATCTGGAATATTTTTAATTAAATCTGCTACCATACGGAAGTCTTTGCGGCTAGCGGCTTCATTAATTGTGCTTTCATCTAACTCTTCTAAGCTAGATCTTTCTAGACCAATTTCGTGTTGTATATCTGCTTCTTGCATCGGAGCAGGTAGTCCAGCTAATGCAGCAATTTCATCTAATTCTGATACACCACCTAAGTGACTATTCATTGGAGCACCACATTCAGCAACTTCTTTACAGTAGTGGCTATATGATGTTGCTACATCACCTAAGAAATCTTCGTCCATTAGTAAAATGTTTCTTGCACGGTTAGGTTGAATACCTTGTGCTACCATTTCTTTACGTACAGCATCAGCAAATTCGCTTCCTGCTGTATTTAAATTAGGATTTTTTTCGCATAATGCTTTGGCAACTTGCTCATAGAAGTAATCTGTTTCTTCCATTACACGGCTTTCAGTTACTTTAGCTAACTTAGCTTTTTTCATGTTAGCAGCAGAATTTTTAATTTTGCCTGCGTCTTTAAACTCAACGCCTTCTTCTACTTGGCCTTTGTTATGTGCAGCCCATGTTGTAGCATAAGCAATAGCTTTTTCTTTGTCTGTTAGTTTGCCATCTTTAGCATAACCTTTCTTAATATGTTTAACCATACGTTCAGCTTTAGCGCCTGGAGGTGCTACTTCATCTAAATCTTCATCGTCGCCTACATCAACTACGTTGTAACGGTCTTTACGATCCATAATATCTTTTTCACGACGGTCTTGTTCTTCTTCACCGCCATATTTTTTGCCTTTATGAGTAGTCACATTACCTTGCTTAGTGACAACGCCACCTGTAGCTGTAGTTAATTCGTCTAACTCTTCTGGCTCATCTTGGTATTTTGCTTGATGAATACGAACATTAGGCTCTGCATCTTTACCGCTAAACCAGTCGTCTTTTTCTGCTCGACGATCTTCAATATCTTGTAATCGACGACGTTTTTCGGCGGCAGCTTGTTTAGCTGTTGCTGGTTTAATCGCTGTATCTGTATCCGGGTCAGCAAATTGATAACTATCTAAGTCAGTTAAATCGTCCATTCCTTCTTTAATTTTTAATTTGCTGGTTAGGTCTTTTGCGTCGCCGCCGAACATATCTTTAAAGGCACCTTTAGCATTGTTCTTATCTTTAACAGCTTTCTTAAATGGCTCTGCTTTATCACCATCTTTGTCAACATCTAAAAAGTCTGGTTTAGCGGCAGCTTCTTTAAAAGTTTGATATTTTGCTTCTAAACTTTTAACTGCTTCGGTGATGCTACCACGTGCATCTACGCTTTCGTAGACTGTAGTAGCTTCTGTATCTGGCGTTAATGCAGCATTATCAGTAATGCCTTTTAATTTGCCTAAGATGTTGTAGATGTTGTTGCTCATTTTATTATTTTCCTTTAACTGGACTTGGTATTTTATTTTGTACTGAGCCCACTGGGCTTTGTGTTCCTTGTGGTAAATCATTTGTTGTTTTACCGTCTGCTGGTTCGTTACCAGCAATTTCAATCTTAACTTTGTTTAATTCTTTAAGAAAACTACCTTGGCTGTATGCTTTACTGGCTTCTTCACCACTAGCACATTCATCAGCTGAGTATTCTTTATCTAATACTGCTTCACCTTTTTTAAATTCACGTACATCGTTACCTTCTAAATCCCAACGACGTTGTTCTTCTGGGTGATTTGGTGTAGTTACAACAATATTACTCTGTGGTATACCTGCACGCTCACTAACAATAGCACGCAATTGTGCATCATTTACTGGATATGTAAGCACAACGTCCATTAGATAAATTTGACAATTTGCCATACTTGGAAAATCGATGTCGCTGGATTTAATTGGCAAACGTTTAGCTTTGCTAAGACTTTCTAATCCATAAGCATCAAGTGCCGCTTCTAATGCTGCTAATTTCTCCGCTGGATCAATGTTGGCAATCTTAATGCGAAACTCATAAGTCTTGTGACTTTCAGTTAAATGTTGTAGAAAATTCTTCATAGTTTTATATATCCTTACAGTTATTTATTCAAAATTGCTGTTTTAATCTGGCTTGCTTTTGCCTAATATCTGTGCTAACAGTGCGTTTCTATCAAGTACTACACCACCGCTGCCATCTACTGCATCAAGCAATTTATCGCCGTCTGTCTTGCTAGCATCTTTGGCCGCTTGCTGATCCAAACGCATTTTTTTAAGTTGTAGATCAATTGTACGTATCTTTCTATCAATTTTAGCCTGTTTAGCTGTAATGGCATGACCTAGTAGTGTACCTGCTGTTTGCAGTATTGTTCCACTAAACCGTGCTTCGACGTTCATACCTAAGTCTATTAAGTCATTGAACTTATCAGTTGCTAATTTAGCAAGTTCGTCTAACTCGTTGTCTGTAGTATCAAGGTCGTTGACGTGTGGCAGTGCGGCATCAATCTTATCAATTGTAAGATCTATTTCTGCCAGCATGGCTTGATTTTCTTCAATTGTGTTGTTTACTTCTTCTACTGTGGGTTCTTCGGTAGGAGCTAGATTAAAAAGTTCTTGTAGTTGTTGTGTCATAGTCTAGTATTTAGTATACAGTTATCACCATGCCATCTATTATATGCGCCACCGCGTATACTTTTATTACAGTGCGGACAAACTTGTATTGGTTGATTTTTCTGTGATTCTGACATTTTTTGTTTTGTATCTTCAGAAAACTTATGACCTAATGTTCCTGTAGATGTTTTTCTTCCCTTAAGTGCAAGTGATCGTTTAGTATTTGCTTCTACTGATTGAATAGTACCGGTCATTCTAATAGATTGTGCTGGATTTTTTGTGCCTTTTCGTTTAGCGGCATTTTTTAAACAATTTTCTAGTCTAGAAGCTATTGCTTTTTCTGTCCATGTTTTATGTAAGTTATATTCACGTGCACCATTCCCACGTTGCTTGTATTTGTCTGTTGTTTTATCTACTGTAGCAAAATAATTAGTTGTTCTAATAGATTGAGCTATTCGCTTATCATCTGTCCAGTAATCTGCTCTTACTTTATGTGCTAACATTCTTGCACGTGCATACCAATGTCCGTTTATAATATATGTTGTACGTTCACCTATTCTGCGTATACTCATAATCATAGTTAATGCTTTTGACATTTTGTATCTATTCTTACCTGTTGTCATTTTTGTTAATAACAAGTGACAAACAAAATGCTCGCGAGCAGTAAGTGTAACTAAATTATCGTGCGAGTTAGTGCCGCCTAAGCATCGAGGTATTATATGGTGTTTTTCTGTATATGTATCTGCTAATACACGCAGTCGAGCCGCATCAATAATATTATTATACCAACGTGTGTACTTATTTTCAATAAACATATTAACTCCTATGTTAATATATTTATCTCTTTACGTTGCGGTACAAATCAAATTCTGATACTACTCTAAAACGCATGCCGTGTGCTTTAGCCCATTGATCTGCCATTGCCCACTTAGCCATGTTGATTGCTACAGATAGTTTGTCGCGATAGCTTTTAGCCGCTTCCATTGTTGTTTCTTTACTAGGCTTAATTTCAATAAGTTCAGTATGACGTTGTTGGTTTGCATCTAAGTAGACTACAAGAAAGTCCGGAATATATACCGTGTTCTTGCCAGTTACTGGGTTGCGATACGGAATAGTAATTGCTTCACTTGCCCAGTTAATAATAGATGGGTTGTTGTCGCAAAAACTCATAAACGTGAATTCCCAACTTGATCTATATGTTGGTAGACGTTTACCGATATATTTCTCAGTGTTGATTATTTGATATTTACCGTTTGCGTATTTTGCCATTACGGAAGTATAGCACGAGCTATATATTTGTTTAGTTGAGGACTGTTACTAAGCCCAAGTAAACTAGTATTTACTCTATTAAGATTTAACAACAATGTTAAATATGCATTGAGTTCGTTTTGTTCTTGGGTATAAGATAATATAAAATACTGATATATAACATTGTCTTTACTTACTACTACACGGTCTGCTTTATATCCAGTAACCGCTACTATAGTATCCGAATGCAATTTATAAAATACATTTTGTTGCGTAGTGTAAAACAATTGTCCTTGCATAAAATCATTCATATTAAGTAATATATCTTGATATGTATTATATTCAGCATTAACTGAACTACTATCTATCTGTTCTTTATGTTCGATTCGGCCGCCTTTTTTAAGACTACGCAATTCATCAATAAACGACATTACATCTAATCCTTGGCTGGATGCTGTGTATAGGACCGACGCTGCTAGTGTCCTACCACTGTCTTTATTGCCTGTAATAGATTGAAAAAAGCCAACCAATGAATCGTCGACATTTTGAGTAACATTCACTCCAGGATTAAAAAAATTATTAAAATACTGTGTAGTGTTATCATTTATAGTAGTAGATGTTGGTAAATTTCCAGTAATTGCCATAATGTTCCTTTATTTGTTTATACCAGGAATACCGCTCGAAACTACATTGCTTTGTGAATTCATATTATTAATACCCGTCATCGGCTTAATAAGTCCTGGAATCGAATGTACCGCTTTTGACAATCCGTCCGCAATAGCACCTTGTGTTGGAACAAATACTGTACTCTGTGTATTTTGTCCTCTTAAAATATTCATTGCAGTTTGTTTAAGTTCAGCCGATGCAGCTGATTTTAAATTCATGTTTTTAGCATTATGTCCGACACGTAATGCGGTTATAGCAGCTGCACCAAAATTACCAGCGGCTAAATTATTAAATATATCCTGGCCGCCTTCAATTAGTCCGCCTGCTCCTAATATACTTTGTGTGCCGCCGCCGGCAGCTTTTAACGGGCTAGGCGTATTATCATAATGAGTACGTTGAAAGCCTATTACTTTGCCTTGGTTAACTGTTCCTTTATCATACTGAACGGCTTCATAATTAACAGTCATACTATGCTCTAGTGTAGTATATTCACCTGCTGTATGTTGTCCATGAGCAAAATTAACAATAGTCGGTTTCCATAATGTGTAACTACTAAAGTGTTTTTGATGCAAACTATAAATTTTAATTGTTTTAATATAATTTGGAATATCACCTGACTGACTATTCTGGGGGCTATAGCCCCATGTTTCAGATGATCTTTGTTGATATTTGTGCGGTGCTACAAATTGTTTTTCGGTCCGATCACTATCTCTAAAATAATATTTGTAATAGCTTTCCCAAAATCCGCGAACAACATCGGCACTATCATCATGAAATGTTAATGTTAGTGGGTCGTAATTAATACGTTCCTGAACTATATTTTTTCTATTATATGCATTTAAAATTTTGTTTTGAATTGTAAATTTAGGCAATGTAACTGATTTAGCCATTAATCCAATTTCAGATTCGTCGCCGGTACCACGAGGTATTGCTGAATCGACTTCTATGAATACATGAAATAGTGCGCCGGACTTTGGACCAAGTCTATATAAACTATCAACAAAGGTTCGTGCGGCATGTTGCTGATCACGTAAATCAGGTCCTGTTGCTAAATCAGTAAAGAATTGGTTAATAAAGCCAGCCATATATGCTATCCATTTATATTATTTATCGCCAAAAAAAAGCCCGGAAATTACCGAGCTTTTAAGTTGTTTCATTTACTAGCTATTAACCAGTAATTGCGCCTACACCACCTGTTGATTTAACAAATGCTTGGCCTACTGCTGTGCCAACACCTGTACCAGTCGGAGTTTGTAATGCATTATCATAACGGATAGTTAAGCTAATAGTCATCGGATCATTTGATGAATATTCTGCGTTACCATAGTCAACTGATGTTAAGAAGCAACCATACATTTCCCATGTTTCTAATGTAGTTGGCTCACTTGCACCATTGCCGCCATCTAATACTTCGAAGCGTGTAAGGAATTTATAATCAATACCAGTAGCTGCACTAGATTGTTCCATAAAGTCAAATTGTTTTTGTAATTGCTCACCAACACGTTTACTAGTCTCTCCACCTGCATCATCACGTAGTTGACAAGTAACTGTTTCCCACGTTGGTTTGCCTGCATAATATACACGACTGTTGTAAATTGGTATTTCAATCGGGTCAAATGTTAAAGTTGGACGTTTAAAATCCATAACTTGTTTAGTTAACTCAGTTGATGGTTGGCTAACACCAAAATTTTCAAAAGTTACACGGAAGCGGAACTTTAATTTCGGCATCAATAGACCTTGTGCAGATGCACTTTGGTTTGTTGATAATGGTACTGTAAATTTATTTAATGATGATGTTGCCATCTTATTATTCCTTTTATATATTTATCTTTTTATACACGAGTTAATGGTGGGGGTTAACCACCATTAACAGAGTGTATATTAAAGTCCTGCTGCGATTCCGCCTGTACCTTTTAATCTTACTGGAATGTAAATAAATTCAATTGCTTTAACTGGTTCAATAGCAATATCAATGTACAATTCGTTACGATCAATACGATCTGGTGTGTTGTTACTTGTATCACAAACTACCAAGTAATCGTAGATACCACGTTTAGCAACAATATCATTCAATACCGCTTCAAATGCACCTTTAACTTGATTACGAGTAATTGTATCGTTTGGTTCAAATATGTATGGACGAGCAACTTTATCAAGAACTAGACGTAAGTAACATACTAAACGAGCTACGTTAACACGGTCCATTGCACTTGTCATTGCTGCACGAGTTTTTTGGCCATAAGCAACTAAACCAACCCCTGGTAATACTGTTAATGGATTAACACGGTTTGTATATAATACATCACGTAAACCTACAGTAACACCAATACTCTTAAATGTACTACCATCAGCTAAATCAACATAACCTATTGAGCTAATATTATCAAGTACACCGCGACGTACACCAGCTGGTGCAAACCATGGATAACTTTGATTGTCACTACGTATATATGTACGTAACATTGCATGCGAAGCTGGAACAACTACGCTATTACCATCTAAGTTTGTAGCATATCCACTTGGGTAGTAAACACCTAAATATTCACTTGTACTTACAAGACCATCTGTACCATTGTCTACAGCAAAATTCGCATTACTTGCCCATTCTGCAATTGCAGAAGAACTTGAATTTAATGTAAGTGGACTATCACCGATAATAAATGCAGTTGATTTGCGATCGTTATTTAAAGTAATCATATTTTGAATTAGTTCTGGATAACCAGGACAAACGATTAAGTTAAATTCAACTTGTTCTTCACGTAAGTTTACGCTAGTTTCGATTGCAGATTTAAGTGATTCAACTACTGTGTTACGTTGTGCTTTGTGGCCGAAGTACGGAACACCCATTGCATCAACACCGCTATGGCTTACCCATGTACCTGCTTCGAACGTAACACCTACCCCACGTACATCCGTTAAGTAAGCAGATTCAAAACGTTTTACATTGTAACCACTACGACGTGTATTAAACAATAATGTTCCACGTGCATATAATCTGAAATCCGGAGCATCTGAATCTAAATAATTACTATTTGATAAAGTTTCGATACTTGGTAAGGAATCAACAATAGGATTAATTGATCCGTTGTGGCTCCAACGAGCATCAGCAAATACAATACCATCCGAATTAACTTGATCTGTATTATCAATCATTTCCCATATAGCGCCAGTATATCGACGAATCACTGGATAATTTTCTAAATCACTAGTATCAATCCATAATTCACCTGGCACAACTCTTGTAGTACCGTCAGTTTGGTATCCTGGTTGTGATGCAGATAAAATTGGGCCAAATGGGTCTGTTGCACCTAAATCATAACCACGTGCATCATTTGCTACATTATGATAACCTTTCCATCCGTTAGTGCCGTCGTGGATCATAATATCTACATCAAGAGCATTATTGTAATACCACAATGCTCCGTCGGCTGGATTGCTGTATGGTGCTGTATCCGAGAATGTAAATAATAATGGAGCCCACGGAGTAATAGTCCATAAAGTTGATGAATTATAATATACATTTGGTGGGCATGCGTCTTGATTGGCACCCACTAAACCAAGTGTAGTCAATGGGCTACCCGTAATCGCCGATAATCTTATTGTGCCGCCTGCTAAATGACTTATGCTAACTGCGCCACTAGCTTCAACTGTAGCTACAATATTTGGTAAGTTTGCAGCTAAAATGTCACCAACTAAACTTTGTGCAGTTGCATTCCAAATACTTACTGCCGGATTAGCGGCTGTTAACGTAATTGTAGCGGCCTGATACCCAGCTGATCCAGGAACACTTACTTCTATATTAAAACTATCACCTGCTGTATAGGTTACCGGAGATACTGGAATTGAGCCAGTTGCTTTTACTAATCCAGCAACGTGTTTAACATACGCTATAAATTGTGCTGTATTATTACCCCCTATATCATAATGAACAAAAGTTGAACCTGCTGCAATCCCGGCTCCTCCGCCCACTGGGTCTAATCCATATATTGCATCTTCTTGGCTAGCATAAAGTGGTGTCGACAATAGAGTAAAATTGTCGGATGTTGCATTGTATCGTTTGAATGAATAAACTGCTCCGTTACCTGTTGCAGATGTTTTAAACCACACACTTCCGTTTGGACGAGGCACAACATCAGAGGCTTTCCACGCCGGAACATCTCGGTAATCACTAAATTGTATTGTAGGACTATTTAATACTTTAACATTTCCTGCAGCCACTTCTGCCGCTGAGAATAAACCTAATTTTTGTGCTGCATCAGTAACACCGTACGCACTACCTAATGTAATGCTAAGTTTGCCGTCGGCAGTCGAGCCGTTGCTCGCCGCTGTTCCATTAATGCGAATTTGGAGTTGCCCTGTTAAGTTTACAGTTGCAAAGACCCCAGTAATTAAGGCATTAGTAATATCAGCTGCAGCACTAGTTACTGTTGAGCCTGTAAGAACAACATTGGCTCCATTCAATCTTAACATTTGACCGGTTGCTAATGTTGTTGGGTTTGCAATTGTACCAGTAATAGTAGGTTGGCCCAATTTCCAATCATCTGACCCAATTAATGCCCAAATATTATCTGGACGTTTAAAATACACAGGGCTTGATGCAATGGTTGAATTAGATGCATATTGGCCAATTGCACCAAATGAACTTAGAGGAACTCCATTTGAGTCTAAATATGCCTCATCAGTTATATTCAGCACTGCTTGTTTAACAAAGCCAGTGCCGTTAACAAATTCATGTAATCCTAAATTGGAAGCTGTTTGATCAAGCCAATGAATGCCGTCCGATGGTGTACCAGTTGGACGAACACTTGTTCCGATAAGTTGATTCAAATCAACATCTGCACGTTGAACATATACTCTGTTCGCTACTCCCAATGCGCTGTACGCTGCAAGTAAGCCATATTCATTTAATTCATGTGCATGGATTGGATTGCCTTGTGCATCTTGTTGGAATACTGGATAACCAAATGTGCTAATTAATTCACGTTGGCTAGTAATAGTAAGTAATTTATCAGCATTTGCAGCTGTTGTTCCAAGTGCAGTGGTGCTACTCGGAGTTAATTTATCTTGTGCTGTTGCAAGAAGAATGTAAGGTATAGTGCCAGCGGCAGTCGGAGTGTATTGACTTTCGTCTATTACGCTAACTGATACGCCTGGTGATAGTAATGCGGCCATAGTATAGTATCCTTTTATTATAATACTTTAAAATATTTATCAGTATTAGCAAAATATAGGCTTTTAAGGAGCCTTTGGCAAAGGTTTGTGTGCTGCGGCATGCTAAATACAGTATGGAACACCGTCCTTTATGTCAAAGTTGTACTAGAAACCTTGCCGCTGTTAATTATAAGCGGAATGGAGTTACTCATTATCGGACTCGCTGTAGTGGATGTATCAGAAAAAATAGAAAACTGACACCGCAAAAACCAACTTGGGTACTTGCTGGATATAAGAAAAAGCCACACTGTGAAAAATGTGGCTTTAAGGCAAAGTATAAAGAACAACTTAGTGTATACTATGTCGACGGCAATTTAAAAAATAATGCATTACTTAATTTAAGAACAGTATGCGCTAATTGTCAAATTACTATTGTTAAAGAAGGACTAGGCTGGACTCAAGGCGATCTCGTTCCGGATTTCTGATATAATTAACGCTTCGGTGTTAGCATATAAGTCATCTATAGTACCATCATTGGTAACAGTAACATCAAACTTAGTACCAATCCATGCATACTCACTTGGATGTATGCCTAACTTTTCTAATTCACTTTTACCTAATGCCCAGCCGATACGCTTCATACCAGCATTAACATCTTTAGCAGAATTGTACCATACAGGTTCAGTGCCACGTTTAACACGTACTGTTTTGCCGCCCATATTCTTAATCATTTTGAGTTCATTTGGAAAGCGGCAATCTGATATTACAATGTCTTCATTTGTTTTACGTAGTTTGTTTTCTAGACTTGCTATCCATATATCACTGTGAAAACCGTGTCGACATACTTCTGTTCCCCAGTTTTGCAGTACCCAACGTGGAGTTAGTTTTGGCATCTTTAAGCGTTTTGCCCACCATGGGTCTACTTTTTCGCGCCAGGCTCTACCTTCTGCACTGCGGCCTTCTAGTAATTCTCTATCCCACCCAAAGACTGTAGCAACTGCATCTTTAAGTGTTCCAGCAAAGCTCTCTCGCTTAAAGCCATGTTCAGCAACTAAGTAATCTGCAATAGTATCTTTGCCACTTCCAATAAAACCTGTTACTGATATAATCATGACTTTCCCTCTGTATATAGTATATTATACTTTTATTACAGACAGATGTCAATTATTGATTTAGCCAGTTATCCAAGTGAGCGGCATCCCGCCATCTGCATAACTTGAAATTTCAGCATCAAGTTTATCTAACAGTGTTTGTCCTTCTGCTTTAAGTGCCGCACCATTCAAACTGCCACCACCTTGCGGTCCTGCAATTTGACTAAACTTTTCACGTGCTTGTCCGATTGATATCATTACTAATGCATAAGCATAGTCCTGTATCCATGGAAATACTTGTGGGTCATTTAACAACATAGCATCTGGTTTAACATTGTATACCCATAGCGCAACACTTTCTACCGCAATAGAGTTTTGTCCTTGCCACGGTTGTTTACGTATGACTGTTAATTTTTTAGTTGCTTTGTTAAATGTAAAGTTCATATAGCCACCGAACATAGTCATTGCTAGCTCTTGATATTGTGTGAATAATTCGTAGCTAGCAAGCCCGCCAACACGACCAGCCACTAACATATAAGTGTTTAAGTAACCTGCCG